CTGGTTGCACGATCGTAATCGCCTTTTACCTTAAATCCGATAAGATTTGTTTCTCCGCTGACAGTGTAAGAAAGACCGGCTTTCTCAAAATCTCCGTCAGATGGATCTACATAATAAGCAACGATGTTGTTCACAGGTGTTGCCAGAACTTTTCCTGCTGGGATTTCGTTGTCAGAGCAAAGGAACATAATGTCTGCTCCGAGGAATCCCTTGATATAGGTAAGTCCAAAGGCTGTCTGCAAAGTAATGTTTGAATCTCCAAGATAATTATAGAAATCCATGATATTTGCAAACACTGCAACTCCTGTAGCAGTTCTGTGCATTGACTTGAACTTATTTTTGACAGATCCAATAGCTTTAGCTACCGCCATCTGGAATGTTTTTGCAGTGTTTGCAAGTGTACCAGTTTTCAGATAGTTGTAGAATTTTGTTGTAATTCCATCCTGCAGGTCTGTCTGGAACTCTTCATCTGTCATTTCACAAGCCACTTCATATCCATGATCCTTGATAGCTTCGATAGAAACTTCTTTTGCATATTTTTCAAGAGTAATCTCTGAATAAGGTTTCTCTTTTACAGCGTAATGTGTTCTTGGAATCACATCACCTTCTGCTACAGTTCCGCTCTCTAACGTTCCTTCTGCATATTTGCTTTTAAGAACAGTTCCAGGCTGTTTTCTAATTGCTCTTGAAATTCCAAGAATTTCTCTTAAAGCTTCCCAGTTTCTTTCAAAAGATGTAACAAAATCAATTTCCCTTGCAGTTACATCAATGTCTCCTGTTGTAATCAGTCCTGCGTTTGCTGCAAAGAACTGCAAATTTGTGTTCATCGTTAATCTGTTTTTGTTCATATAAAACTCCTTTACTGTTGGAATAAAGAAATGTTTTCGGCAATTGCTTTCTGACGTTCTGATCTATCTTTGATAGATAAAATGCTCTCTCTTGTTGTAGGCTTATCACCACCGGAGTTGTTTTCATTCGGTTTTGTGAAATACGCATGTGGAGTCTGCTGATTCTGCTTATTTACAAATGCATTTGCATCTGTCTTTTTAGCTTCCTCAATAAGATCACTGAACCCTATCAGCTTTCCATTTTTCACGCTTACGCTTTCGGAAATGTCTTCCATAATGGCTTTCTTTGCAGATTCAGAAGTAAACTCGATTTCCGCAAATGCTTCTTTCAAAAGTTCATTCTTCTCATGTTCTGCGATTTTGGCTTCGTAATCTTTTTTGGAATCCTCTGCCTGTCTCTTCCAGTCATCACGCTCTTTTAAAATGTCTTCCGGGCTTTTTCCATCCAACCCTTCGAGCATTTTCTCTGCTGATTCTGCCCGGGTTTTCCACTGTTCAGATTCTGATGAAGCCTTATTGACCTTGTCTTCCATTTCTTTCTTGGAATAAAGATCTTCGCCCATACTCTTTTTAAGGGATTCTTTCTGTTCGTCTGAAACTTCAATTCCGAGTTTCTTTAATTCGTTTGCTACGTTTACCATGTTTCTACCTCTTTCTTTCCAAGTTGTTACTCCGGTCAGTCCGGCACGATTGAGTTGCTATTTTCTCCATAGCTGGCAATTGGGAATGAAGGAATCGAACCCCCGACAACCCGGATATAAGCCGTGTCTTCTTCCACTGAATTAATTCCCAAAAATAAAAAAGCACGCCCAAAATAGGACGTGCCATGCATCATCCCATAATTATTCTAGGTTAGCGAACAGAATCCCTTTTTTCTGTCCGGTACTTTTAATATTTTTTTCAATATATATTTTAACCTATTTTAAACAACTTTTTGTACCATTTTAAAAAGGGCAGATTTCTCCACCCCTTTTTGCTATTTCCCACCGAAATACCTTCTAAGCACTTCTTTTTCTTCTTCCACAATGCAATCCTTTCTTAATCTGTTGCACTGGTCGTATATATACTTTCCGTACTCTTCTAATTTGGCTATCATTGCATTTTTATTTTCCAATGTAGGATTTTTAATGTATTCTTTTTTAAGCTCTATATAGTCCTCATACTGCTTTATAACATCCATTTTCAATTACCCCATTCAAAATATCATCTGCTATGCCAACGACTTCTTTTCCATAAAGAGACAGAAAATCAGCTACGATTTCCTCTACATCTATTGGAATTTGGCAGTCATATGAAAATGAAGCGCAGTGTACCAACTCATGAGATAGAACTCGCTCTAACAGGCTTCCGCTTAATGCATTTGACAAATAAACCGTTCGTTTGCTCCAATCTGTAACACCAAGTGTAATTGTTCCGTCTGAACGCATCAAACATTCACTATTAGGATTTACATATAAAATATTCCATTCAACATCATTCATTTTAAACACTGCGCTCACCTCTTAGATTTTCTGTAACATCATCTGTAATTCATTTCTCCACATCTGCTTTTCTTCCGGTGCTGCATCTGATGTCATTTCAGTAATATCCATCTGCATATCTCGCAAGTAATCTTTTCTTGCTTTTGCACGCTCTTTTTTATCTTCCTCTGAATTTCCATGATGGTTTTCTCTGGTCTCCATATAAGTACGTCTGGAAATACCGGCTTTTCCCTCTCTGGAATCCCTCGGATATGATTTGTCTCCCATCATTCCGGTATCTGTATACATCCTTTTCAGGTCTTTCTTATCCATGTCTCTCATGTGCTCTGTATCTTCGTAATAATCCGGGTACATGTGATAATATGGTGGCTCATCATATCCTCTTCGTTTTCCTCTGCCCTTAGGTGCGAATCTTCCATCAGCATAACGATACTGATCATAGTATCTTCGGTCATCCCCATACTCTAAAAGCTTCTCCATGATATCTGCTTCGTCCGCTTCGTTCATTGCCTTAGTAATTGTGGCATAATACTCTGCTTCTGACAGATCCTTTATCATGTCGATCACTTCTCCCATTTCTTCTGTATTGACATTCTCAATCCCTTTTTCAATCTCACACAAGGATTTTTCAGCAAGGCATTCAAGCATTTTATGAATTCTTTCAATATGCATATACTAAGCCTCCCTTACTACGATTAAATTACTGTTCTGTACCTCGATAGTCTGTCCAGATGTATTCTGAACCGCTATTGTGCTGCAACATCCACAAGGAACATCTACGTAAACCTGTGCAGATACATTGAACATGTTTTCTACTGCCGCAGGTGTCACGATCATTCTTGTAGACTGTAAAGGCTCTCCGTCAATTGCGATTGCAAGAGAAATAGCTTCCACCGTTCCACCGGTTGGGATCTGGATATTTCCGCTATAAGATACAAGAAATCTGGCTTTGCACTGGTTTGTGATCCCTCTTAATTTAACTACTCCGCTTCCCTGTCTGTGAACGATACATTTTGTTCCGCAAACCGGTGTCTCAGTAAATGCGACATCTTCTCCTTGCAGGACAGTCTGTAAAGCATTGGCTGTAAATTCTGACATAATATTTTCCTCTCTTTCAAAAATATAAGGGCAAACATTAAAGTCTGCCCTTTGTGTTTAAGTAATACTGCTATGCAGACATAATCTTGTCGATTAAGATACTTTAATTATTCAGTTGTCTAACATCCGCATCCATTGTTACAACCGCATCCATACGGAATGTATGTGTTCGGGTTTGGCACCTGGTATGCTGGGATTGGTGATGGATTAACAGCGCTGATAATATGATTTGTCTGTGCTGTCATAGCGGTAGTCAGAAGTGCGTTCTGTCTATCCTGTGATGCTGCAAGTCTCAGATCATTATTTTCTGCCTGCAACGTTGCAATCTTATCCTGACATAAGTAGTCAAGTATCGCTCTTGTTCCGGCATTCTGGCTGTCGATAATATCTCTCGTGTTGTTGTTCATGGTGTTCTGTAATGCGCAAGTGTTCTGCGCCATGTTGAAGTTTACACCCTGGATAGCTTCACGAGTTTCGCAGCAACAATTTGCAAGCTGAGACTGAATAGCATTTGCATTCTGCATTCCTGCTACTGTGTCCGCATTAATTGCCTGCTGAATGGCGTTAAATCCAGTCAGCATTCCGTTGTTTACTGCATAAAAGCCATCACAAAGACCATTTGTAATGCCATCAAGTTTACTTATGACTGCTGAATTGTCAAATCCTCTCTGGATATCAGCCTGTGTAGCCGCA